ACGAAGAAGAAGAAAAAACATAGAAGCAATAGATGGGTGAAAGAAGAAACTCAACAGGGGATATCATAACCATGTTTTGCACAATTACAGAGACATCTGTCAAAGCAATCAAGCCTACAGATAATGTTCCACCACAGTATCCTGGAGACTACTTTGGAAGGAGCAAAGGGACAAAGCCGACCATAAGAATCCCTCAGTCAAAGTTGGATCTACAGGCAGCTAGAGAGCTCGTAAAGGGGGGATTGAGTAAGGGTGAATTATCTGTAAAACATGGAATTAGATATCTCTACTTACTTATGTGTGAAGTAAATGAAACCATGGATGGTGACTGGGAAAGTTTTGGTGTTGTTATAGGCAAAAAGGGAGAAAATTGTAATCCATTATCAATGTTTAATATAATTGAAGAAGATGACAAATTGATTGATGGGACAAAGAATCCAAAGGCGACCCCTGAGGACGACAAATGGATGGCACTTGCAGTCATATCGATGTATAGATTAGGTAGAACAACAAATCAGACCCACAGGAATACCGTAATAACCAAGTTGAATGCTCAGATGCAAGGCATATCTAAGGATGCAATTCCGATGATAGATCTTCCTTCTCTTCAATCTTCTTGGGTTGCTAATCAGGATTTTTGCAAAATAGTTGCCGGTATAGACATGTTTTTCAATAAACACAAAATGAATGATTGGGCATACTTAAGGTTTGGATCCATACCTTCAAGATTCAAGGATTGTTCTGCTTTGTTGTCATTGGGGCACATATGTGATGTGACAGGAATGGACTTAACAGAATTCCTCGACTGGATATTTGTGGGTACTGTAGCAAAAGAAGTGGTGGGAATGATGAAAGAGGGGAATGAAATAGACAATGCTTACTCTTACACCCCATATATGATGGATATGGGATTATCACTGAAATCACCATACTCTTCTACTGTCTGTCCTGGAACATACACACTAGTACACATGATTGGAACATTACTTTTTTCAGATAGATCAAAACATGCTAAAATGATAAGTGAAAACAACTTATCAAATATAAGAATCAACTCTGAGGTAGTCGCATATGTGAAAGGAAAGAAAGGATCCTTGGTGAAAGCTTTCATCAGGCCTGAGTTTAAAGACCAATATAAGGATGATGATACGACTGATTCTGAGTCTGAGGAGGGAGATGAAGCCGGATCATTGCCAAGAACAGATGACCCAATGGAATGGTTTGCCTATCTTGAATATAATCATTTTGATTTGCCTGATGTGATCAAAGAGCATACACGGTCAGAAAGCAGGAAAATCCAAAATACTAGAGCTGGTACAATTGGAAATCATGTAGTGACAACATTCAACTGAATTTACAGTTTGAATTGAGTATCTTAAACTTTAGATATAGCATTAATGTATGATACAGGTCTATGCACAAATTTTGCATGAAAAAAACATGGAAATCAAGAAAAAATACAACAGGCATCCAACATGGAGCCCTACAAGTTATCAGAGAAGATGACAGGTTATGATCTTGTAAAACTCAGAGAAGTTTTAAATGAGGTGGATGATGAACCAGAAGACACCAAGGTTGACGACGTTACCCAGAGTCCCAACCCACTATTTGAGACCTCAATGAAGGGAAATGATTCGGATGAAGAATGGGGAGAAATAATAAGCAACATGTCAAATAATGTATGCTCAGTAAATAATATCATCAATAAAAAGTCGGATAATGATGCGCCAGAAGGGAGGAATGACGTCATTAAGAAAGGGAGAATGGCATCAGAAGAATCAAATAGCAATTTACCATTAATGTGGGACAACAATTGGGTGATGATTTGTGATGATATTAGTTGTGAAATGTCTAAAGCACATTCATTGTTGTCCCTTTTTTGTCTTAAAGAAAATGTGGACTATAAGTTTATAGTGAATGAACAAACACTGACCGTACAAAAATTGAAGTTTAATTCTGATGATAACCCACAAGAGGCTTCAGGTGTGACTTATAAAACTGCTAATTATTCACGGTTTGATGAGCCGGAAGAGTCCAGTTTAAAGTACAAGATTCATACTAGGTTAGATGAAGGGATAAAATTCAAGAAACTGAATGGGAAGGGATACATCCGAGTATCCTGGTTTACTGATGGGGTTTACCAAAACATTTTAGATGATATTGATTGGAATAACACCAAAAGTGAGGAAGAGGCTGTAATTAGAGTACTAAAATCAGCCAAAATATATAAGATGATTAAGAAAACATGTGAAATCTAATATATTATTGGGCCAAATCATGGATCATGATGTAAAGCCATCATTTATGATGAAGGTTGAGTGATGGTGGATGGAGGTTTAATCAAACCATGAAAAAAATCAACAGGGATCATGTTAACACTCTGGAAAAAGAAGAAGAATGGAGGACCAGAAAAACCAACTGCACCGCTATGGCTGTCATCTTATGAAGAAAGGTATGATGGTGCCTTTGGGGCCAATGAAGAAGAAATTGAGATAAAAAAAGCAGTCAAAATAAATCTCCTGACACAGGCATCACTTGAAGTTATATCTAGACGACCAGTAGACTCAATCGGGTCTATGTGTAAGATACTGGATGCAATGGCAGATGTATATGATGGATCTTACTTAGGAAAAGCATGTGTGATATCATCTTATCTTATATTAGGCACTCATTTAGTTAAGTCCAATAGGATAGGTATAAAGAGTAATATATACAAAAATGCATTTGCTGAAGTGTTGCAATTCTATATTAGTGGGAATATAGAAATAGACATAAAAGGAATTAATTATAAAAAATACTTTTCTACCTTTTATTTAGGAGAACCTGTAACCATATCATTTGATGTGACCCTCACTCCAACAAAGAGGAAAGGAAAGAATTTTTTAGACACATATAACATTCCAATGTGCAATGGATTATTGCCTCCATCTTTGGAAGGACAGTTGGAGTTGTATGAGATTTACTTAAAACCAGATGATAATGGAGTACTTTATCTTGATTATGATGTAAATCAGGGGTAATAAATTAAGGGAAAAAGAGAAATGAAGAGATTAAGAATATGATCTAGACTAAGCATGAAAAAAATCAACAGGGGCTCATACAAAATGAAGAGTCTCTATTATTCATTGTTCTTGTTATTCAATGCTAAAAATATTATAACCTACAGAATTGCAAATTTGCCCTTCAATTGTGAAAACGAACATTCTATACCTGTTGAAGCCATAGACTGCCCTGTGAGGAGAAATGAGCTTAAAGTAGAGAACCTAAAACAAGGTGGAGAACATAGAGTATGTAAACCTAAACTCAGCACGGATGATCATGTTCAGGGGAAATTATGCCGTATACAACAATGGAAAACAAAGTGTACAGAAACATGGTACTTTACAACTTACATTGAATATGAGGTGGTAGATGTAATGCCCAACAAAATAGAATGTGCAAAAGAGTGGGAGAGGACAAAGGCTGGATTTCCCATAATCCCCTTCTTCCCACCAGCTGTCTGTTATTGGAATGCAGAGAATGTAATATCTGAAACTTTTGTAACCTTAGTTGATCACCCAGTGTTACAAGATCCTTATAACAGCGAAGTAATTGACCCCATATTCTATGGCACTCGATGTTCACCGATTAATAGTTTTGATTCTCACTGGTTTTGCAAGTCAGTTAATAACCTGATAATGTGGATGTCAGACAAAGATCAATTGAGGAGTCCGCATTGTGATATTAAAACATGGGACTGTATTGTTGTGAAGGCATATGTTGCATGGGACGAAGATCATAATACACACAATTATCTAAGAAACACAAAGGTTTGGGAATCACCAGATATCGGGAGAGTGGGTCTCTATGATGCATGTAAAAAGAGGTTTTGTGGGGTTGATGGGATCAGATTGAATAATGGAGAATGGTGGTTTTTAGAAAGAGAGGAAAATTATTACGGATTTGACTACAGAGGAATGAGGAACTGCAGGGCCGAAGAAACTATAGGTGTTAGAACACATGTAGATCGAACATTGTTTGAAGAAATTGACATAAAATTAGAAATAGAACATAGTAAATGTATAGATGTTTTAATAAAGTTAAGAAGTGGGATTACAATATCTCCATTTGAACTAGGTTACTTGGCGCCATCATCTTATGGAAAGGGCTATGCATATCGCTTTGAGCAGGAAACTAAAAACATATATCAATGTTTCCCTAAGATTGAGAAAGTACCACAGATAAAATATATAACTGATGATTTAAAGAATTGCAAAGATAATAAAACTAGATATGCCCGCACTATAACACAAACCAAAATTGGCAATTATAAGCGAGCATTATGCAATTACAAAAATGTATTCATACCAGAGACTAAACAAGATCAACAGGCAGGATATGACATCAAAATGTGGACATTTGCTGGTACCAATGACAGCATAAAAGAACATATAGAGAACAATAGCTGGTCACCATTTAAATCGCAATCGGGGAATAATTATACCATAGGGTGGAACGGAATGATAAAACTAAATACGGGAAGATATTTGATAAACACATATGCGTTGCTTGATGGCTTAATACATGAAGCTCAATTATCTGCATTAGAAGTGAAATCTTTTCAGCATCCTGTATACCAGAATTTTGATGATTTTGCAAAGTGGTTAAATGGATCATCAATATACGAGGAAAGAGAACTTCTTGATGACAGTCATCTAGAAAGGACTGATGTAATTAAGTCAGCAGGAGAGAAGATCAAAGGAATTTATCATAATATAGTGGGTTGGTTTTCAGGAGTAACAAGCATAGTAAGGTGGATACTCTGGGGGGTAGGTGCAATTGTAACTGTATATGTGATCTTGAAAATTAGGAGAGTGATAAAGAACAAACATGATGAAAAAGATAATAAGTCAGAAATAAAACAATTCTTTGAGAGGTTAGGGAAAATAAAGACACACAAGGGAGATAACAATTCTGTACCGAATATTAAAGGAAAGAGAGACAAGAAAGAAGATGAGTATGAGATGATAAACTTCTATAGTTAAGATGACTTACAAACAAAAATGTGTATGACACTAATTAAATAAGGAATAATCTACTCGGGCTTGTAAAGATAAATAGCTGCAATACAAGAATTAAAACATGAAAAAAAGTAACAGCCAGTCTGTAAAACCTGAACCAAAGAGAAAATGATTCGAAGAATCTCATTAGTCTTGATCATGATGCACAATACCTTAGGATGGTGGACAAATTTCCCTTACAATTGCACCCCAACGGTTGATGAGAACCCTAATATAAAGTGTGGATATGACAACTATCATTACAGTTTGAAAGATGTCAACTCATATAAAAACCTAATTAACATGGGGAAGGTGTGTGTTTATAAACCTGGTTTAAGTAATAAATTGGATGGATTCGTATGCAAGAAAATAGTTAAGTATACATCTTGCTATCAAAATGCTGAGGGGAACAATCACATAACATATAAAACAGATTTGGAGGAAGTAACAAAGCGGGAATGTGAGCTGATGCTGAAGAAGAGAATAGAGTTCGGATATGATCAACGAATGTTTTATCCCCCAGCGAAGTGTAGTTTTCTAACAAATACAACATCTGAGGCAATTTTTTTCATTATTGATGAAGTGAAAATCTATGATGACCCTCTAAAAGTGCAACAACATAGGTTGTATGAGGTATCTGGCAAAATAATGGATGATGTGAGATTGGTAGGAGTTAAGCCCTGGAGCAGTGAACAATGTCAGGTAGAGAAATGGGACTGTATTGACAGCAAAACAGATATATTTTTAGATATGATCAAACCTGGTAACTGGATAAATTTACACTTCATTTTCTTACAGTTCCAATTGTTGTATGAGCACACATTTGGAATAATGAAATTCAGATCTGTCTGCAAAATTAAATTTTGTGGAAAATATATGTTATACAAAAAGAATTTCAAGTTGTTTCATATAGAAAATGAAGACATGTTGGAGAAGTTCGAAAAATGCGAAGAAGGTGACTCAATTAGATTGATCCATAATAATGGAGGAATTGAAAATGAACTAGGAGTCAATGCAATAAAGTTTAAACTGGAGGATAAAGAAAGGTACTGTGAGGAAATGAAATCTAAACTAGAAAATAGTGGAACAGTAAATTATAACAATATGCATTATTTGAGCCCCATCTATCCTGGTCTTGGACCGGGGTATGCATTGAAAGAATATTTGAGCGCATCTGGAAGTTTATTAACAGGAAAGTTGATCAAACAGAACAAACTGAATTTCTATAGCTGCACTTATTGGCCTACAGAATTTAGAACATACAATGATAGTGGAAAGAAGATTCTATTCCATAGAAGAATGGGAGAATCAACTTTCACGTCTGACGAACCTGATTTATTGTGGTCATATGAGAAACCTATTACAAATGAAATCATGAGTGAAAATGGGAAGAAGATCAAATTCGGCATCAATGGAATACTCTCAAATAATGGAACATTATTGATACCAAATTCGAGAATATTATCAATAATGTTAAAGAATTCAGATGCTCCTTTGAATCAAACATTGAGTGTTAAGGACAATGGGAAGAAGAAAATAAGGGTGGAAGAACTGTTAGAGTTTTCTGAAATAATCGAGCAAGTTAAAGAAGAAGGAAAAAATACAACAGATAAGAAGATAACTCAAGACGGTGATGATTATGATAACTATACAAGTGGAGTAAGCATGATAGGGAAAGATGATGGTGAAGGGTTTAATTTGTCCAAAATTAATGATAATATCAAGTACCCTAAGAGAAATATAACAATAATGAAAAATAAGAACATTGTGGATGGGTTTGATCTAGATGTGACAACCTGGGGAGTATTTACATTGTCCTCAACTGTGATTCTATATATATCTTATAGGAAGTTGAGGGAGTATAAGAAAAGAAAGGGGATAAACAACAAGTAAAAATAAGTAAATAAATTAAACTAAATAATCTAACAAAACACACACTAAAGACTTGTAAACAATGACTATATACTGACTTCTTTATTGTTAATAGTTAGAGATAAGTGAGACAGTCGTTAAAGTATCCAAAATTTGAGGTAATATGTCTTAAGGAGAATAATATAATCAAAGATTGACTAGGCACTGACCGTAAATACATCAGAACTAAAGTACAGGGGGGGTGATGGCTGAGATGAATTGTAACTTGCAGGTATATAAAAAAGAAAGAACTATAAAATGAATTAAAACAACTAAATTAAAATAAAGGAGAAAAGTAAAAGAAAAAAATCAACAGACCTCATGAACAAGGTCAACTGGCCCTCATTAGACGGGATTAAATTGACATTAAAAGAATTTCCAGATAAGATCAATACGGAGATCAGAGAGTTTTCACATAACATTGTGGATAAAATCAGATACATTTGGGTGTGGTTAGTTGTGATAGTGTTATTGTTACTGATAATTAAAATAACACCATTGTTAGTCAATTTGGTGATAAGTTGTAAGAGGTGCTATCAAAATTTCATAACTGGGAGTAAAAAATTGAAGGAAGAGGAGACTGAAATCGCATAGGATGTCGTCAAAATTTGAGTTGGATATAATCAACAAGACAAAGTACAATATAACATGTGAATCATTGATTCAGTTATTATTTGAAAACTATAAAAGATTAGGCTTCAACACCTACGACAAATTATTATTGCAATGCTTAAAGACAATTGGAGAAGAAAACAAGGGTTTGATAATGTATAGAGGTTTTAGTTCATTTCATGGGAAGATGAAGAGTGTAATTCTAATTCCAATAGAGGGATCAGTTAAATTAGATATAAATAATGATATCTTGACAATACTGTATAGGTACAATTCTTGATCTAAAAAATTATAGTGATAGCAAAACATCACATAATTGATTGCATAACAAAGATTCCAAGGGATAAAATAGAAGTTGATTCTGGGCAAGATCATGAAAAAAACTAACAGGTCTCAAAATGAGGTCCTTAGTCTACGGGGTTGATATAAGATTGATGATTTATGGAATAGGGAGAGAAATGCTTAACTTTGCTATACTTCATAAGATAATTAGACAAAATATTGCATGGACATACGGGATTGACATGAGGGGAGATAATGAGAAGGAAGAAAAGGAGAAAGCACTCAATTTCCTATTGAAGTGTTGGGATCAACTTGGCCCTTCAATTTATATTAATAATCAAAAGCTATTACAGGATAAAATAATAGGCCAAGAGAAATTAACAACAAGAGGAATAATTGATGTTGAATATACTAGGCCTATAGAAGAATATTATTTTTATAACAGGATATTCCCTATTGAAAACTCGGGAGGACTATTGTGTCATGTTGGAGTGGAAATTGAGGGTATTCTCTTACAATTTGACTGTCCCAAGCGGTCTAGAGAAAGAGATGACTGCCCAATACCTTTTAAGGTTAGAATAATTGAATAGAAAAAAAATCAACAGGGCTAACATGATTTCGAAGGGTGAAATCATGATAGTGAACCATGATTACACTCCTCTGTCTAAGCTAGAATTGATCTTTGAGTTAGAAAAAATCCTGGATTTGTCTGAACGTCACCGACCGATAATTGAGGTTGTGCAGAAACTGATTAAAAATGACTGGATTAATCTTGGAGTACATAGATTTACTTATAAAATTCCACTTAAAGGAATGTATCAAATTAAGGGGTGTTGGGAGATAAAAATGAACTTGAATATACCAATAAACGGAAGAATTATAACACTGGATACAGACATAATCAATCAGATGTAAAAGAATGTTTAATAGAGGATATAAGATTCAAAATTTAAAGTTTAAAGCCTGATTGAGGGAAGGAACAAGAAATAATAATTAATCAAAATGGAGGGGAGTAAAACTCATTCAACAGAGGTAAATTGACTAGTCATGAAAAAAATCAACAGGGGTCATGGCCCTGATCAAGATTGAAGGGGAGGTGGGAACAAATGAGGTGAGGACTGAATTAGTGATTACTGTAATTAAAGAGGTCAACTCTATCATAATGGATATACTCCAATGCATTGGAATACCATTTCAACCTGATAAGATGTTGACACGAAGGGACATCAAGATGGAATTGGATCCAGAGGATCATGCTGTGTGTTTTATCAGGATTGAAAAGTCCTGGGAAACTGAATGTGATAGAGTGGGGAAACTGTCCTTCTTGGAAAACCTTGGGGGAAGGGGAAATTTCTCATACAGTGGAAACATGAAATTGGAAATATCTCCTAAACTGTGATGGAGTGAGGGAAAAATTGAAGAGTGTGATTCTAGGATTAATGAATACAAATGATTAGAGACATGAAAAAAATGAAAAAAATGAAAAAAATGAGGAGGTTACAATAAAAGAGAGTCAGGAAATAAGAGACTAGAATCAACAGGAATCAAAATGGATTCCTACGGTTTTAATGATGATATGAATGACTATGACCAGGTGAGCTATGAAAACATTGATGAGTTAGAACTTGACAACTTCAATGAGGATGAATTGGGAAACATGTTTGATGAAAATATGGAACTGCTGAATAATTATGATTATAATTTAAATTCACCCTTGTTGAGAGATAATCTAGATGAATTAGATAAGTATATGAAACAAAACATTAATCCCCGAGATAATGGGAAGATGGTAGAATTTCAACTAATTCGAGATACACTCAGAATCATGAAAGTTGACTTAAATTCTGTAATAGGGCCAGAATTGATACAAAATGTGATTGCAAAGGATAGATTAACAACCGAGAAATTAGAGAAATTTTACTCATTTGGAGATATACTGTGTTCAAATGTGGATGAAACGAAAGGTGTGTTAAAATCTTTTTTAAAGGGCTGGATTAATAAACCAGAATATATTAATAATTTTGATCTAAAAAAACACTGGTGTGATCTTCCTTTATTATGTAAAGTTTGGTTCGAGAAATTCATAAGCTACCACAATATTATATTGATATTGAATAGAACCGGTAGGTACGAATTGGCTGAATTGAAAAAGCGGCTAAATATACAAGAGGTCAAGATCAATGGTGAAGTATCATTAGTTCATAAATCCAACTCTCTAGGAAGCTGGCTGATATTTAGAAATTATGTATACAGTAAAAAACTGAACATTGTACTGGACCGTAATACATTACTAATGGCTAAAGACGTAATGATCAGTAGGTTCCAAACCCTGTTATCAATGAAGATGTCTAAGTATGAGGTGATATATGATGAAGTAGATATAGCAGTACTGATGGACATATATAGGATAGGAGACGAGGTTTTGTTGAACAATGGAAATAAAGGATATAAGGGTATAAAACTATTGGAAGCTATATGTAATTTGAAATTGGTTGAATCTGCTAGGAATGCAAGACCGATGATACCAGAGTTTCCTAATTTTAAAAACCACATACTGAAAAGTTTAAGAGAATTGGAAGAAGAGGATGGGCTGGAAATGTACGAATTGTACACAAGAATAATGGGGGTTCAAAAATTAGATTTAATATTAACAATTTATGGATCATTTCGCCATTGGGGTCACCCTTTTATAAATTATTTGGAAGGTTTGGAAAAATTAGAAAGTCAAGTGAATGCCAATTTAGATGTTGATAGAGATTACTGTGAAAGATTGGCAAGTGATTTAGCCTATAAAGTATTAAAGAAAATGTTCTTTGAGAAGAAAAAATGGTTTGTAGATAAAAAATTAATGGATAAGAGATCTAAAATGTACGAACATGTAATGCAAAACACCTGGCCAACACAGGGAGTTATCGATGATTTTGGAGACAACTGGCATAGACTGCCATTGATTAAATGTTTTGATATTCCTGATATGATTGACCCCAGTATAATATACAGTGATAAATCTCATTCTATTAATAGATCAGAAGTAATGAAACATATTCGAGAAAAACCAAACAAACCTATACCAACAAGAAGAGTACTGAAAACATTATTAGAGAAACCTGCGACAATTTGGCCTGAATTTCTTAAAAAAGTCAATGATTTTGGATTGGATTGGGAGAGTTTGGTAATTGGGTTAAAAGCAAAGGAAAGGGAATTGAAGGATGCAGGTAGATTCTTTTCATTGATGAGTTGGGAGTTAAGAGAGTATTTTGTATTCACAGAGTATTTGATTAAAGAACATTTTGTGCCATTATTCAAAGGATTAACTATGGCAGATGATCTACAAACTGTAATTAAAAAGATGATTGATGTATCAGCAGGACAAGGTACTGAAACCTATGAAAACATAACAATAGCGAATAATATTGACTATGAGAAGTGGAATAATTATCAAAGATATGATTCAAATAGTGCAATTTTCACTGTCATGGGACAATTTTTAGGGTATCCAAAGTTAATAGCAAGAACTCATGAGTTTTTTGAGAAAAGCCTGATCTACTATAATCAGAGACCAGATCTGATGAGAGTTGTTGGAAATGAGGTAGTGAGCATGGACAACAAAAAAGTTGCTTGGGAGGGACAAAAGGGGGGATTAGAAGGTCTGAGACAAAAAGGGTGGAGTGTAGTAAATCTTCTAATGATTGAGAGAGAAGTAAAAATACGAAATACATTGGTAAAAGTGTTAGCGCAGGGAGACAATCAAACAATCACTACTCACTATAAAACTGAAACTTTTCATAATGATGCAGAATTACAAGAGCATATAAGACATATTGTAAATAATAATAATGCAATTATGGAAAGCATAGTTATCGGAACAAGGAGACTAGGACTAAAAATCAATGAGGATGAGACTATGCAATCACCAGACTATATAAATTATGGGAAGGTTCCAATTGTGAATGGTGTCATTCGAGGGTTAAACACTAAAAGATGGTCAAGAGTAAACTTTGTGACAAATGACCAAATCCCTAATCAAACCTCAACACTGTCATCAGTATCAACAAACTCATTGACAGTGTCACATTTTAGCAATTCATCAATTGATGCAATGATAGGACATCTGGTATTTGGCAACTTCGGATTAATAATGCTTGACTTCCACAATCCTGCTTTGAGGACATCTCCTAGAAATTTGGTGAAGCAACAAAGCCTATATGAATCAAGAGAGTATAAAATACTGAGTCTTTATCTGGATCCTTCAATAGGAGGAGTTGGGGGAACATCATTAACAAGGTTTTTGATAAGGATGTTTCCAGACCCAATTACTGAGTCATTATCCTTTTGGAAAACAGTACATGACAACACAGATGACACTATTATTAAACAACTATCTTGTGCGGCAGGAAATCCAAAGCTAGCAAATTTTAAACCTGAAGACTTAGATAAGTTAATTGAAAGTCCAGAAGGATTAAATATTCCAAGGGGGATTAGTGCAAATAATTTGATAAAAAATGAAGTAAAGAAAAACCTAATAATGAATGCAAGTCAAATAAAAAATAGGATAATACAAGACGCGGCTAGAAACTGTTTATGTGAGGAACACAAGTTATTTACCTGGTTGCGGACGATAAAACCACTGTTTCCCAGGTTTCTTAGTCAGTTTGCTAGCTCAACATATTATGGGGTGACTATGAGTTTGATGGGGCTATTTACCAATTCAAAAACAATACGAAGTACATATAGAAAATCTTATAGAAGAGAATTAGACAATATAATAATAAAAAGTGAACTAATAAGCATGAGTAATCTAATTGGAATAATATCAAGGTCCAGATCAAACTTCTCAAAAATTTGGAAATGCTCAAGCTCTCAAGCTGATCATTTGAGGTTGTTGTCATGGGGACAGAAGGTTTTAGGTATGACAGTACCACATCCATTGGAGATGTACCATGGGATTAATATAACAAAGGAGTTGTGCAAGTTTTGCACTGAGGATGTAGAAGGACTTGCAAATGCTTATATAACTGTATTATGTCCTAAGGGAATACCAGATAAAGTAAGTAAAAAAGGTCCTTACAATCCTTATTTAGGGTCAAAGACTAAGGAGAGCACGAGTATATTGCAACCTTGGGAAAAAGAGTCAAACATACCTGTTATAAAACGTGCAAGTGATTTGAGGAAAGCTATTTCATGGTTTATTAAAGAGGATTCAAACTTAGCAAAATCTATTTTCAAAAATTTGGAATCATTGACCGGGGAGGACTGGAGTGGTGTGATAGAGGGTTACAAAAGAACAGGAAGTGCATTACATAGGTTCTCTTGCTCACGGATTAGCTCAGGAGGATATACTGCAAATGCACCGGGGAAGATATGTTGGACTATAACAACAACTGACACCATGAATGACTTAGGGGACAACAATTATGATTTTATGTACCAATCATCCATGATATACTGTCAGATGCAATGTTTAGAAGCTGTAGGGGATACAGAGGTGTCTGTAGCATGCCATTATCATATAAAGTGTAAAGAATGCCTAAGAGAGATAGAAGAACCAACGTTAGAAAGTGAATGGGTATATGATCCATTAGATGTATCTGAGACATTGAAGCAATGGAGACCTGAAACGGTGCAAACATGGTCAAAAGAAAGGAGGAAAATCCAGATTAATCGAAAGACAGGAAATTGGGAAACATTAAATGGGGCAGAGCAGAGTCATGAGATAGGGAAAACAATTGGATTTGTCTATGCAGATATGTTGTTGAATAAAAAGGGTGTGATAGATGATAAAAGTTTATTCCCAATATCAATAAGGGATAAACTGTTGCCAGGGAAATTTTATGAAGGATTGTTAATGGGGATAAAACTAAATACGTCTCTGCAGTTAACACATCGAAGAAACATAGTCATACTTAAAAAACCTTTGTTGGCACTGATTGGAGCTATGTATTACGTTATAGAGAGGATAGGTGAGGATGGGGCATTTCTATCTTTTGTATCAATGAATGAGATGTATGCAGAGCTAGGGATATTTCCTCATAAGGTTCCATCTTCATATCCGTTAAATCATAAAGATGTGGGACTATTAGTAAGAAATTATCTTAAAAATATATTACCTAAGGTTTTTAAATTACCCAACCCAAACACAAGCTGGATATTCTCAGACATCAAGACACCAACAATGATAGGCTCTATGGGACTAAGTCTTGAGACAGTCAAATTGATAAGTAAAAGAGAAGGTATTAAATCAGACAAAGTTAAAATATCTGAATTGCAGGGGTTATATGTAGCAATTATGAATGACGAAGAGATGCAAAATCAAAAAACAGAGAAATTAATCGAGGAAGTGTGTAAAAAACTCTGCTTCTGTAGTGCTGAAATAAGACATGCAGCAAAATTTGGAAAAATAATGGAACAAGGGAGAAAGAACAATCCAGGAGAAGGAAAAGGAGTGATAAATTGGGGACAAGAATATGTATGTAAGCTCCAATCATTCAGGATAATAATGGACAAGAAAAGTGATGAGTCAGTTAAGGATGTGGATCACCATGTAGACTATAAGTGCAATCCATTAATATCAGGGTTAAGGTTAAATCAAATTGCAACGGGAGCACATTATAAGATAAGGTCTATATTAAAAAACATGAATTTGAAATATCAAGACTTCTTATGTGGAGGAGATGGGTCAGGAGGGATTACTTCTTGTTTAATTAGAGAATCACCTACATCAAGAGGGATATTCAATAGTCTATTATGTTTGGATGGAATACCGTTGCATGGGAGTAAACCAAGTCCCCCATCAGCAGTGCTAGAATTAGGTTATTTATCCAAAAATTGTGTAAACCTTAACACAGTATGGAAAGAACCGAGTGATCTGAGCTGGGATGAAACATGGAGATATTTTATATACACAAAAAAAGAGAATAGTTTAAGGATTGATTTAATTGTAATGGATATGGAAGTTATTAATATGCAAGTTTACAAAGATATATTGAGGTGTCTAGGGAAATATATAGGGTCTATACTAATAGAAGGCGGTTGCTTAATTTTTAAAAGCTATTTAAGTTGCCTATTGAAAGAAGAGTTGTCCGTAGTTGATAAAATAGGAGAATCATTTGACTTAATTAACATGATCCAAACAGAATTGAGTAGCACAAACACATCTGAGGTATACCTTTTATTTCAAGGATTTCACAACAATATTAAAGTAGGATTAAAGTCGAATAAGCAGAAAATATTAATGGATGGAGAAAGTTTGTATATAAATAGAAGTCAAGAAGAGGAGTTTAATCGAGCAATGAAGTTTAGATCAGAAGACCTAGGTATGGGAATACCTACGTGCTTAATAAACAACTTCAATGTGGATTTATCGACCTTACTGAGCATATCTGGATTAGATGGAGTAAATACTGCTTTAGTGACAGAATACGCGAGCACTGGAGAAATAAATGGTATGGAATTAAGTGCTATAATAATGATATTGGTATCAGAAAATTTTATCAACACCACGAAAAAAGTAAATTCAGAGAGAGTCAAAGAGCATTTACCATCGGACCAATCAATAAAAAAGATGTTTGGGTGTATAGCGGGTATCGGATTATGGAGGTGTTGGATGAAGGGAGACATTGAAGAGTACAGATTCATTGACAATTTAATAAATTTTCAGGGGGTCTTAAAAATTTGGATGAACAACTCAGGAAAATTATCTTGGGATATACAAATTGATGAGGATACAAAAAATAAGATAACAAAGAGAGTAGACATCAGATCCAAGATGGCTTATATGGGTCAGTGGATTAGATTGTTATGCAGGAAATACAGTAAGGGAAATGATAGGAGGGATGAAGGAAATGTAAGGAATGTCAATCGAATATTGCGGACATGCAATAAAAATCTAAAATTGAAACATATAATAGAGAATACAGGAATGGGTCATTTCCTATAAATATCAGTCAAACTGAGAAATAGATAAAACATGAAAAAAACCATACTCTGATTATGTATTAATTTTATGTGTTTTCTTTTTCGTCGT